TGCAACTCTATCCGGGGAGCGGCGACAACCGTAAACCGGATAGCCCGTTGCCGCTTACGGGCAATCATCGCATCGCCGTCGTATCCAGCCCGGTCGTCTACGACCAGGCGACGTTGGACAAGATGGACATGGTGCGGCGGAGGTAACCATGCGCTTTGCGGTATCAACGGACGGGCTGGACGAGGCGCTCCTCAAACTGCGGATGCTGGCGGCCAAAGGCGAAGACCTGTCACCGTTGCTGGATGAGTTGGGCGAGGACGAAGTAACGCGCGTCATGCTGCGCTTTGAAAGCGGCACTGCGCCCAATGGTGTTTGGTGGGACGAGCTGACCTCGCGTGACGGGCAACCGTTGATGGATACCGGCCGTCTCTACAACTCCATCGAGGCGCAAGTTATCGGCAAGCATCGCCTGCAAGTCGGCACCGCAACCGATTACGCCCATTTCCATCAGTTCGGCACAGAGCACATTCCGGCACGCCCATTTTTGGGCGTCTCGGATGACCTGCTGGCGAGCATTAAGGAGCTGACCCATGCCTACTTCGCCCTTTGACGTCAATGCCGCATACACGCCCATCGCCGAGCGGCTGAAAACGGTGGACGGGGTGCGTGCTGTCTGCGGTGCCAACGACCTCGCCCAAGTGATTAACGGCAAGACTACGGGGACGGACGGCTACGTCTATCTCATCTTTGACGGCATCGCACCCAGGGGGGAGGCGGGCAATGGTCGCCATCAACAAATCACCGTGACCTACTCCGTCATCATCGCCTCGCAGAATTACCAGCGCGACGGTATGCCGGAGGGCGTGGGCGAACTGATTGGCGGCGTCATGCAGGCGATGGCTGGCTTTGCTCCGCTGGATGATGACCCACGCTCACGGCAGACCTTGCACATGGTGCAGGGCGAGCGGGCGGTGTACGCCTACGGGTTAAGCCTCTATCCACTCAAATATCAACTCAATCTCAATTTCCAAACTAAGGAGTAACACATGGCAGCACAACTGCGACACGACGGTTTCATCGGCGAAGGCACCTTGTACATTCGCCGCCTTGACCGAACCGACCTAGGCATGGTGCCGATGGGCAACGCCACCCAGTTTTCCGTTTCGACGGAATCCGAAGTCAAACAGCGCATCTCCAAAATGCGCGAAAACTACGGCGCGGTACTCGATACCGTCGTCATCCTCAAATCCGGCAAACTGGAAATCACCCTCGACGACTTCAACGAAGAAAACCTGGCGATGATATTCCAGGGCGCACTCGCGCGCGAACAGATGACCGCGCAAACCGTCTCCGACGAAATGGTTGATGTGGATTTGGGACGCTATTTGCAACTCAAGCACGGCTACCTCACCGAGACCGACACCGTGGTCAAAAAAAGCGACGACAGCACCATCGCCGCCGAACACTACGAAGTGCATCACCGCCTCGGCATGATTAAGCTGAAAGATACCGCTGGCGTGGCGAAAGGCGACAAAATCAAAGTCAGCTACAAAACAGCGAACTGGGAAGCGTGGGTCATCCAGGCAAATGCCGACAGCCAAATCAAATGCGAGCTGCTGCTGGACGGGCGCAACCGCGTCAACAAGGCCGACGTCAAGGTACACATCCCGAAGGCGACCCTTTCCGCGAACGGCGCGTTTGAGTTTTTCAGCGAAGACTTTAACACCTTGCAGCTCTCCGGCAGCCCGGAAGTCCCGGAAGGCCAGACCAGCCCGTTCACGGTAACGCTCAAGGCGTAAGGAGTAATCATGAAAATCCGTGCCATCAAACCCTTCACGCATTCCGACCGCTCATTTGCTGTCGGCGATGAGGTGGATGCCTCCCTAGCCGCAGGCAAATGGCTCATTGAGCAAGGTGTCGCCGTTGAGGTGGTAGCCGAGGCAAAAGAGCCGAAAGAACGACCGAAACAGGCGTAACGTCGCTTTGAACTGACGATGAAAAACACTGGCGGCACGGGCGGTGCTAGGCGGGAAACATCCCCCAACACAGGAATGAAATATGCAACTTAAAATACTTAGCATCGCCCTGCTGCTTGCCAGTATGGCGCAGGCGGAAGAACCCAAAAAACTGCTCAGCACAGACGATGTGGACTGTAGCCGCGTCAAAGGTTATCAGGCGCGGGAACAGTGCTACGCTGAACAGAAAAAACCAGACCCAGCCACAGAAATCAAAGACGCCACCGGGAAACCGCTGGCAGATCGCATGGCGTGGCAGAATAAAGACCAAGCACCGGTGAATAGTATTTTGAAAGGTGATTTGGTTTGCGAACGCTTTAGCCGACGTCCAGCGGATAAAGCAACTATTACCGTTAAAGATGCCTCGCAAGAGTTCGAGGGCAGAGCCGTGTATGTTTATCTCAAAGTCATCAATGAAGGCAATGAAACAGAATTGCCGGACGATTATATGAATGAGCGTTTGGTAAATACTTTTGCTGTCAAAATGACAGATGGAAAAATCCATCGCCTTGGTGAAGGACAATGGATAGAAAAAGATACCCGTGTACGCGGTGGCAATCCATACAGGATTAAAATGCACGCAATCAATCCGGGAAACGCTATTGTGACGGATATTGTTTGCTTGACACAAAGTTAATATGAAATTACTGTTACTTCTTCTTCTAGCTGCCAGTATCGATGTATCTGCATATGAACTGGTTGGTAAAGTTATCTATGTAACCGATGGCGATACCGTCACGTTGCTGGATGATGCGAAGGAGCAGCATAAAATCCGCCTCTATGGCATTGATGCACCGGAGCGAAAACAGCCCTACGGGGCAAAAGCAACCAGCTTGCTTGCGGGCATGGTCAAAGGGAAAACCATCCGCGCTGTGTGCATCAATGCTGACCGCTACGGGCGCAACGTCTGTACCCTCTATGACGGGATGACAGATGTCAATGCCGAGATGGTGCGCCAGGGCGGTGCGTGGGTGTACCGTAAATACTACGGTAAGACCGGGGCGTATTACGCTTTGGAGGATGAAGCGCGCAAGGCCGGACGCGGGCTATGGCACACGTCCGAATATCAGGCTGTAGAACCGTGGGAATGGCGGAAGCAGCAAAAAGAAAAACGCAAGAAAGCGAAAGAAGCTGCAAAGAATTAAATAGCAGAATTTATTTAAGCCCCTATTCAGGGGCTTTTTTATTGGAGAAAACATGGCAACAGAGTTGAACGTCGCTCTACAAATCGACGCACGGGCGAATATTGATGCGCTGCAAAAGACTATCGACGAACTCAAGGCGGCAGGCGGCAGCACCGAAGACCTCGAACACCAGCTACAAGCGCTCACCGCTGAACTGAACCGGCTGGAGCAGGAGGCGCAGGCGAACGGACTGGACAGCATCCGCACCGATGCCGAGCAGCTACGTGACCAACTCAACGCCACCAGCGCCGAGGCGGAGAAATTGCGCAAAATCACAGAGGCGAAAATCACCCTCGGGCTTGCTGGAGATGAGGAGGTCAAAAAGCGCATTGAGGAAGTCGCCGCCGCCTATCAGCTGCTGCAAGAGCAGGGCGATCTAACGCAGGAAGAACTGACGCGGGCGGCAGAACTCTACAGCGCACAACTCGCCGATCTTGAGCGGCAGCTAGGCAGCGTCAGCCATGAACTATCCGCTTTGGAAGGTGCGCGCGTTACCATCGGACTTGATGCTGACAACCGCGCGCGCCAGGAAATCACCCAACTCGACCACGCCCTGGAACAGCTGCGCGCCAGCGGAACACTGACAGAAGAAGAACTTGCGCGTGCCACACAACTGCATGCCGAGCGCGTTGGTGAACTGCGCGAACAACTGGGAGAGGTGGGCGAGACTGCCGAAGAATCGGCGGAACGATTCAGCGACATGGCGCAAGGTCTTGCCGAAGTCGTCGCTGCTGGTGGCGGCCTGGCTGGTGTCGTTCATTCGGCGGTTGAGTTTGAAGCGGCGATGGCGGGCGTAAAAAAAGCCGTTGATGCCACGCCAGAGGCGATGGCGCGTCTCTCATCGCAAGTCAAAGAACTGGCCATTGAGCTGGGGATGGTGCCGGAAGCCGTTGCCGAAATCACCGCCGCCGGTGGCCGCTTGGGCGTCGCCTTTGAGGATTTGCCGGAATTTACTCGCCTCGCCGGGCAGATGGCGGTGGCGTTTGACATGACGGCAGAATCAGCGGGTGACAGCGCCGCCAAACTCGCCAACGTCTTCCAGATTCCGCTGGCGGAAGTACGCGCCTTGGGCGATGCCATCAACACCCTCGGCAATAACACGGCTGCCAAAGAGGGCGAGATTGTTGAGGCATTGACCCGCATCGGCGGCAGCGCACGCCAGTTTGGTTTGGCGACTGAGCAAACCGCAGCGCTGACCGCTTCATTCATCGCGCTGGGCAAAAGCCCGGAAACCGCAGCCACCGCCATCAACTCGCTGCTCAACCGTCTGCAAACCGGCGGGCAGGGTGTGAGTGGCTTTGCCGAGGGGTTGGACGACCTCGGCCTCTCAGCAAACCGCCTGGCCGAGAATATCCGTGCCAACCCGCAGGCGGCGCTACGGGAATTTTTGGGTAGCCTCGAAAAACTCGACAACCAGCAGCGAGCAATCACGCTGACGAAACTCTTTGGGCAGGAGTACGCCGACGACATCTCGCTGATGGTCGGCTCGCTCGCCGAGTACGACCGCCAACTCGGCCTTGTTGGTGACAAGACCCGGACAGCAGGCGCGATGCAAAATGAGTTTGCCGCGCAGATGGATACCACCGAGAAAAAGCTGGAACAGGCGCAAATCGCCATCGGCAATCTGGTGAAAGAGTTGGGCGAACAACTGCTGCCAGTCGTCGCCAGCGGCGCACAGGGCTTCGCCGGGATGGCAGGAGAGGTGCTGAAATTTGCCGCGACCCACCCGCAGATTACCCGCTTTGTGACTTTGCTCGCCGCCGCCAAGGCAGCATCCATCGCATTTTCCGGGGCAATGCGTGTGCTGGGCGTTGAGGGGACAACGGCTACTGGCGCGCTCACCGCCGGTTACACCCGTGTCACTACAGCGCTTGCTGCCTACCGTGCGCAGGTTGCCGCCGCCAGCGCTGCATCCGCCGGGATGGGGGTAGCGATGCGAGCGCAGGCCGTTGCCACAGCGGCGACTACTACCGCTTTACGTGGCGCCGCCGGAGCGCTATCAGCTCTGGTGCGTGCCAACCCGCTTGCCACCATTATCACCGCAGGCGCTGCCGCTTTTGCGCTGATGAGTGGCAAAGTGGATGAGACCACAGCGCGCATCCGTGATATGGAGGCGGCGGTCAAGGACGCCAACCAGCAATACCAGGATTTTAAGGCGCAGGCACAGGGCGGCGTCCCGTTGGACGTCAGCAAAGCCGAACAGGCATTGACGTCGGTGTCTGACGCCGTCGAAAAAAGCCGTGCCGCCATGCTGCGCATCCAACAGGAGGGCACAGGCGCCTGGGGCGAGATAGGCGAGGCCGTCAAAGACCACTTGCCATTGATTGACAGTCAGCGCGAGAAACTCGCCAAGGTTACCGCAGAGCTGGAAAAGCAGACAGCGCGTGAAAAAGAGCTGAAAGACGCCATTGCCAAACGCAACGCCGAACTCACCTCGCAAAAGGCCATTGAGGCGTTGGAAACGCAAAACAAGGCTGCGCTGGACGCGGCAAATCACATAGATACGGCGGCGCGCGCGACTCTGAACAGCTTGGCGCAACTGGGGCAAGGCTCGGCAAAACTCACCCGCGAGCAGGTCGAAACGGTCAAAGAATCGCTGAAGAACCTGACTTCGCCGGCGGCGTTGGCCGAAGCAGAGCGCTACATCCATCAGCTCGAAGACCAGTTCAAAATCACCCGCGAAGAAGCCAAACAACTGTTGGCAGAAACAGCGCAGCAGGTGAAGGAACTCGGCATCGTCACGACGCAGACTGCGGAGAAACAAAGCCTGTCAGTACGGATGACGCGCGATGAGGTGAAAGCGCTCGCTGATGCTTACAAAGCGCTCGGCGCCGAAGTCCCGCAAACCTACCGGCAGATGACCGAAGGCGAAAAAGAGGTTACTGACGCGCTGAAAAACATCGTTGAACGGACTGAAGTGACCGCCAACGAAATGCAGGGATTATTGCAAAGCGCCTTTGCCAAAGTGGATAGCAGCGAGGCGCTTGCCGCGATCAACAGCATCTACCAAGAATGGAAGAAGACACGAGAACTCACCGAGGAAGAGTCATCTGCTCTGAGTCAGACGATGGTGCAAGGCATCAGCGCGGTAAGCGTCGGTCTAAATAAGGCCTTGAAGACCCTCGGCATTGAGGCCGAACAATATGCGACAGGCATCAGCGACAAAGCAACCAAGGCCATTGAGGCCTACAGCATCGTCGCCAAAGATGCTGGAGGCGACACCGACAAACTGGCACGTGCTTGGGCGGCGATGTCCTCCGCTGCTGGTGGCAGCGCTAACGAAATCCAGGCGGCAGAAGCGGCGCTGCGGCGGAGCGTTGGCGGTGATCAAGCCAAAGTCCAGGCCGTCAAGGACATAGCCCAAGCCTACAAAGACACCAGTAGCGCCGCCGCAGAGGCAGACAGGGCGTTATCAGCGCTCAACTTAAGTTTTGACGACGTGGCAAGCGGATTGTCCACAGGTGTGAGCGAGATGCTCACCAACTGGCATAACGGCATGGCGGAACTGAGCGCCTCCGGGAAATTGACCGCTGAGGCCGTCCGAACAGCCTTTGAAAATAGCTTATCCAAACTCTCAACCGCAGCTGATTTCCGGGCGCTATACGAAGAAATGCAGCGAACCGGCACCATTAGCCGCCTTACTGCCGAGCAAATGCAAATCCTGCGCGCTGGGATGCAGGGCGGCGCCGAGGCTGCAAACGCGATGCGGGAGGCGGTGAAACAGGGCAACGAAGCCACCCGCGAGAGCGCAGAAGCATCGAAAGCAGCGGCAGACGCCAAAGAAAAAGAGGCCGAAGCGGAGCGCAAAGCAGCGGCAGCTAAAGAAACGGCAGCAGCGGCAGCCGAAAAACAGGCTGCATCCAGCGAAAAGGCCGCCGAAGCGACCCTTTTGGTTAGAGCTTTGACTCGTAGCGTCTAAGCATATATAGACGTTTAAGCATTTTCTTGCGAGCCGCGATTTTTTGTTTTTTGCGGATCTCGGTCATAGGCTCGAAAAAGCGTCTTGCGCGAACTTCAGTCACGACAAGGTTCCTGTCGGTTTGCTTTTTGAACTTTCTGTAAGCTTCGTCAAAAGACTCGTTAGGATGTACCTTAATACCAGGCAACGTCCTCACCACCTTTCATTTAAAATAGACGGCGATTATAGTTTAAATTTGATAAATTTAAGCTTTGCCAGCCGCCGAAAAATGCAGATAAGAGAAAATATGTAATTAAGGATTTTAATACGCGATTAAGGCATTAATCTTATAATCTCGCTATTTTGCAATTAGGAAAAATAATGACCAAAGAAGAGTATAAAAAATATTTCAAATTTGCTAGCAAACGCTATATAGCCTACATCCTGATAACCTGTACCGCGCTTATTTTACCGTTTATATCTATCGGCGGAAATCAATTTTTTCTTTTAAGCTTCGAGCGTAGCGAGCTGCATCTGTTTTTTGCCAAATTTAACGTCCAAGAGCTGTTTTTGATGCCTTTCGTGCTCATCATTTTTTTTATTTTTATATTTTTTATGACGAATTTGGGCGGCCGCGTCTGGTGCGGCTGGAGCTGCCCACAGACGATATTTCGCGTGATTTACCGCGACCTTATACAAACTAAAATTTTAAAGATCCGCAAGAGCATTTCAAATAAGCAAACGCAGGCCGAAAGCGGCATCAAAAATGCGCTAGCAATCGCGATCTGGAGCATTTTAGCCTTTGTCGCGGCAGCGAATTTTCTCTGGTTTTTCGTCCCGCCGCAGGAATTTTTAGTTCAAATTTTAGACCCGGCCGAGCATAAAATTTTACTCGGGGCTTGGATCGTTATCGCGGCGTTTTTGATATTTGACGTAGCATTTTTGGGCGAAAATTTTTGCATTTACGTCTGTCCGTACGCTAGAGTGCAGTCCGTGATGATAGATAGCGACAGCATGCAGGTCATCTACGACGAGGCGCGGGGCGGTAAAATTTTTGAGGGACAAACCAAACTGTGGAAAAAGCCTCCTGAGCCGCAAAACGAGTGCACCGGCTGCGAAGCCTGCGTGAAAATTTGCCCGACGCACATCGACATCAGAAAAGGCATGCAGCTAGAGTGCATAAACTGCCTAGAGTGCGTAGATGCCTGCACGAAAACGATGTCGGGGCTAAATTTGCCTAGTCTAATTAGCTGGACGAGCTCAAATTCGCTAAAAACCAAGCAAAAGGTGCGGTATTTGCGCTTTAAAACCGTCGGCTACTGCGCCGCCATCGCTATCGCCG